GCCCACTCAGTTTGGTGGCAACCAAGCCGCACCACTTCTCGGCGGCGACCTAACCGCCACCGACGACAAAGCCGCCAAAAAAGCCGAAGCCGAGGCCAAGAGGCTACAAGCCCTGGCCGACAAGGAGACACAGCGACGGGAAAAACTAGAAGCCGATGAACGCCGCCGCGCTGAACTGCTCGCGGAAAATGCGATCAAGCTCGCGGATCGAGTGTTTGAGCACCAACAGAGCCTGGTCCGCAAGCGCTACGAACTGGAGAACTCGCTGATCGAGGCAACCCGTCGCGCCCAGGAGGCTGCGCTTATTGGCCCGGCTCGGGAAGCGCTGAGCCTGACCAATCGACTGGCAACATTGATTGAAGCCAGCAAGAAGTCGATTGCTGACGGCAAAGAGGGTATCGCCGCAATCAATCAGGAAATCAAATCCGGTAAAGCATCGGCGGCGAACACTGCGCGGTATGCAGATGTGCCTTATTCGGAGGTTGGGACGGCGGGTGCTGTGGGCGGTGGTGGTCGCACCGGCTTCCCTGAATTTGTTTCCGCAAACCAAATGCGTGCCTGGCTCAAGAGCCAAGGATATGAACGCACTAGAGGAGACTTTACAAACAGAGGGCACAGAACAAAAAATCACATGCTTAATGCCATTGACATTGGCGAATTGGATGGCTCGTACCCTTTCGCCGTTCAAAGGGCAAAAGACCTAGAGGCTCGCCTTCGCCGCACCGGAGCATTTGGCGATCAGTTGTTTGGCCCCACCCGCGACCCAAGAGGACACAAAGACCACGTTCATATTCCTACGCCGGAAGGGCGGATCAGGGTCACTCCGGGCCTGGCCCAAGAAATGCAGCTAGGCACCACCACCGCCCGCAACCAACCCATCACCCCCCGCACCCAACCCGGCGTAGTCAGCGGGTTAAATCGAAACATTGGCGACAATGGCGGCGTTGAACTATCCCAAGCAGACCTAAAGAGCGCCAAGGAACAGCAAAAACTGCTTGAGCAGAATGCACCTAAGTTACTGCAGCAGCAGCTTGTCGCTGAAATCCTGGCATCAACGGAAGGTTATCGTACACAAACGGAAGCAATTAAAGATCAACAGCAGGAACTGAAGCTGCGCAACCGCCTGCAAATGGAAGGCGTTAAGCCGCAGATTATTGACCAGCAATTGGAATTGAATGCAGCCTACCGCACCCAAGGCAGAAACTTGACCCAATTACAGAAAAATCTATTAAACATCAACAAGGAAAGCGACCCTGAGCTTTACAATGCACAAGTCAAGGCTATCAACCAAGTTACTGATGCGTACAGGGATCAAATTGAAGCGCAAGAAGCATTGAATGCCTACGTCAATGACAAGCGCGACACTTTCCTTATGAGCGAAAGCGTGGTAGCTGGCGTTGACGGCTACACCAACTCAATTGGCACCCTGAACGAAGCCGTAACGAACTTAACGCAAAAGGGAATAGGCGGACTCAGTTCTTCGCTAAAAGAACTGCTGATGACTGGCACAACTGATTTCAGGGCTTTTGCGCTTAGCCTGATTTCAGACATGATGGATATTGTCTTGCAGCAAGGGATTGTTTCAAGACTTGCCCAGACCCTGACCGATTCCTTCAGGCCAAAATCCAGCAATCTTGCGGGCGCTGGCATTGGCTTTGCAATGAACTCCATCATCCCCAGCCTGTTCGGCGGCGCTGGCCCCGTGCAATTCGGCGCTGGCGGAGGCGGCACCGCAGGCTTTGGTATGGGATCTATCGTGTCCAGTATGTTCAGCGGGGCTGGCCCCGTTAAGTTCGCCCGTGGCGGCGTGATGACCAGCCACGGCCCACTGAAGCTCCAGACCTACGCCCGTGGCGGCATTGCCAGCAGCCCACAGCTTGCAATGTTTGGCGAGGGTTCGATGCCAGAGGCTTATGTGCCACTCCCTGACGGCAAGCGCATCCCCGTGGCGGTGTCCTACCCAGCAATCCCCGGCATCCCAACTGGTGGCGGTGACAGTGCGGCACAGGAGCAAGCTGGCTCGATTGGTGGCAGCACGTTTGAACGCACTGATGCCGTGATCAACCGGATGGTTGCGTCGGCGCGTCAGGAGTCAGCAGCCAGGGCCGCCGCAACCGCTGCATCTGCTGGGGGTGGAACGGTGCGGGTGCAACTTGAAACGACCCGCATCAACAGTGTTGATTACGTCACGCTTGATCAAGCGCAAGCCATCGCCGATGCACGCGCAAATCGTGCAACAGCACGGCAGCAACGGGCACTGCAGGCAAACCCGTCAGCACGGCGGAGCGTTGGTATCTGATGGAGCATGACATTGCCGAAGGTGTTTACGTCCAGTTCGTCACACGTGACGGAGCCGATACCGGCTACGCCTTTCAGCAGTTTCACGTTGGACAAACACGAGTTTACGATGGTGTAAGTTATTTGTCTGCTGGCTTTGGATATACAGGCGCGACAGTTGACCTTGGCTTCCCTAATGCTGAGGCGTTAATTGTGTTCCAAGCCAATGTGCTTGGCCTAAATATATGGAAACAAGCCGCCGATGATTTATGGGTGGCCAAGGTCCGCACGGTCTGGCTTGACCCCAGTACCCTGAATGAGACGAACGTGCAAATGATTGATACCTATGCTGTGACGGGCTTCACCCACGATCAACAGCAGGTAAGCCTGATGCTGGGCAGTCCGTTGGATGCAATTGGCGGCGATTGGCCCAGGCGGGTGCTTACCCAGGCCATGGTTGGTGCGCTGCCGCCCAGCGCTGATGTGAGATTCTAATGCTTGGCAAAAGTCGCTCTAGGCTGCTGCTGCCGGTTGACCGGCAGATTATTGAAGCTGTTGGTTTCACTGAAGACGAATACCTTGAGTATTTGCGTGTTCAGGAGCAATTGAGCCGCGTAAGGCCAGCTCCTGGCCCAGTAGCCGTGCTGACAGGCTTTGAGGTGTTCCTGATCAACTTGGCGATCAGCGCAGTGCTTTCCGCCGCTGCCTACCTGCTGACACCCAGGCTCAAGCGCCCTGGCAAGCCCGGTGAGCTACGCCAGAACGACCAGCAGGGCCTACGCCTCGTTGACCGTACCGAGTTCGCCCCCAAGGCTGGGATCAGCAGTAGCCAGGATGTCGTCGAACTTGGCTCCACGGTGCCGGTCGTCTGGGCTAACCGTGAAACCATCGGCACCACCACCTATGGCGGCGTGAGGGTCAACTGCCCACTGCTCTGGAGCCAGATGATCAGCCTTGGCGGATCTCAAATGCTACGTGCCGTCTACCTGCTGGGCGAGGCACCAATCAGCGGGATCGACCCCAGCCAGTTTGCATTTGGTGAGAATCTGCTGAGCAGCTACGACTTGGGCACCGCAGGAGAAAGTAGCTCAAGAATCACGATCTACCACCGCCCAGGCGGCGGAAGAATCCGCTCAACGGATCGAATTGATGGACGACTAGCTGCCAACGATCCCGGTAATGCTGAAGCTGCCGGTGCTGCCGATGTATTTCAAGTGCGTGGGCTCAATAATCAGTGGGTAGCGGCAACCAGTTACAGCTACTCGCCTAGTAGTCAAACGGTTTTTGGTGTCTACTCCCCCATCGGAAACGGGTTGGCATTTAGGCTTAACCCGGTGATGCGGCCCGCGACCACACCAAACATACTTCCGGCTTCGCAATACTGGACAGCAAGAGGATATTCGCAGATTCTGTGCTCACCGGACAACTCGGCGCTTGTCCAGCGCCAGAAAAACAACGCCATCAACTCAAGCCGTGGTGGTCTTGTCGCGCTTCGCCGAGGTGGAACAACTATCACTAGCAACAACTTGATTGTTGGCGACGAAATTGATTACTTACTTGACAGCGGAACATCGGCTGGTGAATCGTTTACTAGCGGGAACTATTCGGAGTCAAAAGGAGATATTGCTAGTTCGGTCGCAGGTAGGCAACGCCAATGGGATGATGCGATTGTGGTAGGAGAAACGTACCGCATCGGCTCAGCTATTGCTGTCTGCAAATCGCGCACACCATCAGACGAGGTGTTCCGCTCTGACGTACAAAGCCAGCCAGTCGGTGGCGGTATCTCCATCACGGCGACGTTCACCATCGTTGCCAACGGCGATGTCGATTTTCCTGGATCTGGCGGAGCAAGGGCTGGTACATCGGCGCCACACATCCTGAGAATGGCAAGGGCCACGGTCGCAGTGCCGCAGCCAGCGCAGGTAATTGAAATTGGCGGTAAATCAACCGTAGGCATTAGAGTGTCGGGTTTTTGCAATATCAAGGACTCACCAAATTACTACCGCATTGACCTTAATGCTTGCCTAATTTACGACACTCAGCTTCTGGCCCCAAGGCAAGTCCTTGATACAACGGTATTTCAGTCTGGAACAGTAAGCCAGACCGAGACGCGCTACAGCTTCTGGCGATTGCGCTATCGAATCGCGGGAAGCTCTGCAGGCTGGTCTGAATTTCCGCAGCTTTTTGGTGTTTCAGGAAGCACGCAGCAGCAGCAGTATTGGTTTAACCGTATTGAGTTCCCATCCCGGCAGCGTTGGGAAGTTGAATACCTTCCGGTTAGTGGCTGGGAAGTCCGCAACAATGTCGCCACTGGTGAACTTGTTGTCATTGATGCCAGAATATCAAGCCTCCTGACCCTTACTGACGGCTCTGCTGTTGTGCGTGTGCCGGGAAGTTTCGTGACTAGGCAGCAGTCAGAGTTTCAAATGCCTTGCACGATTCCAGGCGCCGGGGATCTTGGCATCCCCTACGTTGATGGCGACAACATTGTTGACAGTTGGGGGCGTCTTTCGGAGCAGTTTATTTACGAAGAATTTACAGCTAGCTGCAACGGTCCAGAGCATGAAATTGTGTACGTGAATGTCATTGACATCCCGCCAACTCCACCCAACTACGACAACCTTGCGCTAATTGGGATCAACATTCGCAGCGGTTCAGAAGCCACAACACTTGGCCAGTTAAGCGCTTACGTCAATCAAGCGATTGATGCCTCGCATTCATTCCCAGAACTACTGGCCAAAGCGCTGACAAATGAGCGCTATGGGGTTGGTTCAATTATGAGCCCACTTCAGGTTGATACAGCTTCCTTTGCGACGGCGACGGCGTGGAACCGCAGCCGCCGCTACTTTTATGACGGCACCCTTTCAAAGCCGGTCAACATCCGTCAATGGGGTAGCGACACGGCGGCCCTGTTTCTGCTTGATCTGGTGACACGCAACGGCGTCAGCTACTTACAGCCTGCGGTGCTGTTTGACGAACCCGAGCAGATTACCGGCATCTTCAACTCCGGCAACATCGTCGAGGGAACATTCAAACTCTCGTACTTCCCGCAGCAGGATCGGCAGCGAATCCGTGTCAGCGTAAAATGGCGAGAGGAGCGGGCCGCTGTGGGCGATGGTAGCAATCGCGGCCTGTTTCCCGTGATACGCGAGGTGACAGTTAGGGAAGTTGGGACAAGCGAGGTTGCGCCGATTGAATCTATTGATATGTCCGACTTCTGCACATCCGAACTGCACGCTATTGACGTTGCGAAGCTAAAGTGTTCACTAAAGCGTGGCTCCACGCATCAAGTTGAGTTTTCTACGGTTCCGCAGCAGGCGACACTAACGCCAGGTCGCTGCTTCAAACTTGCGATGGAAACCGTTGCTTATGCAAAGCCACGCAACGGCGCAATCCTTGCCGATGGCACGATCATCAGTAATGAGCCAATGGGTGATGGCACCTACGATGTGCTTCTCTGGACCGGAGTAAGCGAGATCCAGGAGACGCAATTAACAATTGCAGGCGGCAAGGCGACAAACCAACCGCAAGCGGTGTTCACGGTTGCAGAGCTTGCCGCAACCGAGCAGACCTATAAAGTTCAGTCAATGGCTTTCAACGAGCAGGGCAACATTGAGGTGACGGCACTGCATTGGCCTATTGACAGCAGCGGGCTAGGCTCAATTTCCGCCGGTTGGGACGTTCCTGGTAACTGGATCATTGAAGGCGCCATCGGTTCCACCGATTCCCCCGGCACGATTACGCAGTCCTTTACTGGGGTCACGATTGTTGGCCCAAGCACTCTTACTGCGGGAATTGCGGGTTCGTTCTCGGCGGTAATTAGTGGAACTGGTACTGGGTTTACTTATTCGTGGACTGGCACCGGCCTAACATTCGGATCTTCGGGGTCCGCGACTACAACGATTACTTCTGCAACATCAGGAACCAAAACCGCAACTTGTGCAGTGACCAGAAGCGGAACCACGATTTCGGCAACTTACTCAATTCTCGTGGCGTCAACAACTGCATCAACAACCATCGGCACCGTCACGGTTGCCGGTTCAACTACAGGTGTCAATCCCTTTACGGCGACCTACACTGCATCAATTTCCGGCACGGCGACAGACCTTGTTTACGCCTGGTCCGTGCCAATAGTCCCAACAGGTGGCTCTGTGGCGTTTGGCGCAACAAACGCATCAACGACAAGTGCTACGTTCAGCGCGGCAGGGACTTACACCCTAAGCTGCCGGGTTACAAGCTACGTTGCTACTGATCGCACGGTTGATTTGGGGGTAACATTTACCGTTGCCACGGATACATGTACGGCTACTGCCCATGGTTTACTTGCTAACGACGAAATCAGTTTTGTCGCATCATCAGGCACGTTGCCGACTGGACTATCGGAGCGCACTCCTTACTACGTCCGCGCCACTGGTCTTACCGCTAACACCTTTACGGTGTCAGCGGCGCCGGGCGGAACGGCCATTGACCTGACCGGCACGGCGACCGGGAGTTACCGAGTGACCAGACTGGGTAAAACTGATCTTCATACGGTGGTGGTGTCGTGAGTGTTGACTTTCCCGCGATCCGCCCCAGCAGCCGCGAATACCAGCCCCCAGCAGTGCCGATCACTGAGACACGTTCAGAAGTTGGCTCCACGTTTCGGCGCCAGCGGGGCAGCCTGCCGATTGATGCCACCCTGTCACTCCAGTTCAGTACAAGGCCCGTGACTGACTGGCTGCTGATCGAGGCCGCTTGGCTGAGTAGTCGCTGCGGCATGGAGGAATTGATCTTACCGCCAGAGGTCTGGGCGCCAGACGAAGCCCCAACACTGCCTGGGCTGCAGTGGCGTTTCATCCCAGATCAAAAGCCGACGCGATCCCAAGACCATGACCTAGCCGGTCGGGTGAACATTGGCGTCCAGCTTAAAGCCGTGGCTGCCTAACCTGAGGTAAAGGGCTGGGCCATGGCTACCGTTTTAACCAGTCGAGACGCTGAGCTAAGGCTTGACGGAACCGCTATTGCAAAGGCGCGTGATGTAAACTTGTCCCTTACTGCTGACCTGAACGAAGATACCGCACTTGGCCAAGGTTCGCGCACTTACGTCTATGGTCTGCGCAGCTATGCGGGATCATGCACTTTGCAGTACGACCGCAGCAGCCACTCTAGCGCAATCCTGCAACAGATTTTAGCCGCAACAGACGAGGAGCATCAGCTTCAACTAATCCTAATTGATCGCAACATTGGCGGCAGCGTACTGTTTGGGCAAGTCGGCCTGTCGGTTTCCGTTGGAGATATTGTGCAGGTTTCGGTATCGCTTAATTTTAATACGATTAGTGGAACCGTCTAATGTCGCTGCTTGGCACTGGCGGAGAACTGGAGCTAAGTCGTGAAGCGCCGCCGCTGACAGTCATCACGGATGCACGATTTGATAGCGCAAAGCTGTGGCTTACCGAGCCTGGCTACTGGCCCGGTGATCGTGTTCTATTGAGTTGCCCCAGAGGGCTGCCGGTTGACGTTGCTGGCAATGGCTACGCCGACTGCCCAGACGGTCATCGCCACTGGGGCGGACAAGGCGTGACCGGACCCGCGACAACTCATCGCACCACTGATGCCGGTCCCTACTGGGCGGCAAACAATTCATCGGCTTATTGGGATTCGTCCGCTGCAACCGGATTGACGACGCAATTAAGTTGCTACGTTGGACGCGACACGCTAGGCCGCTTGTCATTCTACAACAGTGAAGTTAATGCAGTCAATGGCGGAACAACAGGAAAATACCTTTTAACCGGCGTTGCGTTTGGCGCGTTGGTGATCAGCGCATACTCGGCAGACGCAACATTTCAGGCTGCCCTGGCCACCTTGGCTCAAACGGTTCAGGATTTGCTACCGCTGGAGGAGCAAGAGCAGCCCGTCGAGAAAATCGCAACAATCCCAGACTCACTATCATCGCCCGATTTAATCGGGTGGGAGATTCAGGCAAGTTTGGCGGAATGGACGCTAGACCAGGAGGGCGGAACCCAAGACACCACTGCCCTGAGCGAAAGCTACGGCGATTCCGTCAAAGCCTTGGTGCGAGGTAGTGGGACACTTCAGTTCAACGTTGATCGCACATATCGAAGTGGCTACCAAGACGCCACAGCGCTATTGCGACTGGTGATGATGCTAAATCGAGGTTGCCGCACCAGAGCAAGATTTTACATGTGCCGCACACAAGAATCCGATCCTGTACTGGCCAGCCCTATGCGCGAACCTAAATTAGCAGGTGCTCTTTGGTACGAAGCTGATCTATTGCTGGCTCGGACTGGTGTGCAAACCGCAGCCTCTGAGATCATCACCGGCAGCGCGGCCTTCCTCGTACTTGGCGAAACCCAGTTGAAAATGGGCGCCTAGAATGTAACAGCTAGGTGATACTAAGTGGCAATCGTCAAGAAGGCTGGTGAATCTGGAAGCTGGCCACTGGCCACAAGCCAGGCCACCGCAAAGGAACAGCTTTCCGCTGCCCTTGACGGTTTGCGGCAACTGATTGGTACTGCTGATATTGTTTCCGGTAGCAGTGCATCTACGGACCCATTGACGGCTCCGTTTGTTCTATACGTCAACCCATACATTGGCAGGGATACATTTGCTTCAGGGTCTTACAACACAAGAGAAGTCACTGGCACCACCGAGGAAATTGTCGCGCAGAAGCTGAAGCGTCTTGAAAATCAGCGATTAGTGTGCGGCTATACAAGGCACGCACCGTTCAAAACAATCAACCGCGCCGTCATCGAAGCGGCGATCATCACCAGCAAGAACTGGTACATCAACGATCCTCTTGCACATGTTGACTGTGTTTGCATTGTGCTGGCACCTGGATTGCACATTGCATACAACAACCCAGCATCAGAAGGCGCGACGGTTACAGCGTGGTCAGATGGATTTGTTCCCACCGCCTCACAACTGATCGGATTCAACCCGGCGGAAGGTGGCATCCTTCTCCCCCGTGGCGCCTCAATCGTCTCCGAGTTCGGTGATCTACGCCACACGATCATTCGCCCGAACTATGTTCCGAACGGTGACGTTGACGAAACACCGACCTATGCCAGTGGTGTGGCCACTTACGCGCTGCGTCGGCAAATCTTCAAAACGACCGGCGGTGGATACGCCTATGGGCTCACGCTCATGGACAAGTTATCTCTTGCCTCAACACACCACCTCCTGGCGGGCTTTGGTCACGCGACAAAAGCAGAACTGGACGCTTTCTACGCCAATGTGCTTACCGCCTGCGGTTCCGGCGGCAACCTAAGCCAGGCGCTGCTGGCCGCGAGGGGAACTGAATACACCATCGCCGCGCCAATCAGCGGGACACCAACGCAGGCGTGGGACTCCACCGCGTCAGCATCGTTCTACATCTTCCAATGCTCGGTGCGATCCAACTACGGCATGGGTCGCCTGTGGGTTGATGGCGCCAAGGTTGATGGATTCAAGTCCTTCGTCATGGCGAACTATACGGGTGTCAGCCTGCAGAAGGGGATTTCCGAGCAGGGCGACATGCGCTGCTGGCAAAAGTATTCGGGTGGCAACTGGGTCGCAGTCTCCAGCTACGCCGACTACATCGCGCAAACACCCGACAACCTCCGTATGCACCCTGCGCGGCGCAGCATCGGTGTCGGCGCCATTAACGAGGGCTTTGTTCAAAAAGTCTCAATCTTCGACATCGGCGAAAGTGCTCAGTCATTCGTCGATACCGGCGGTGAAATCGACAGCAACAACGGGAACTCCAGCTTTGGCGGCTGCGCCGGTCTGGCCAAGGGCTACCGCAAAGCCTCATTCCCCAGCGACAAGTCTTGGCAGATCAGCGCTGTTCGGGTGCCGCTGAGCGTTCAAGCCGAAACCGGAAATGTCCAGCGGATCTACCTGGGGACCATCAGCGCGATCACCTCGACCACGATCACCCTCAGCACAGCGTTGGCCCCTTACGGGAGCAGCACTTCTGTCCCGAGCCTGGTTGGCGAACGCGGGTACACGCTGCCCTCAGCCAGCTACGTCTGGATCGAGAACCCGCAAGGCACAGACTGGCGGGCACTTTCAACTGCATCGGCCTGGTCGTCCTCGGTTCCGGCGCGGCTCAACATCACCGCAGCGGCCACTGATCCAAGCGGTGTGGCCATCGGCAATGGCGGCAACGGAATCTCCCTAGCAATCGGCTGCCGTGTCTACATCCGGCGCCTGACTGACATTCGCACCCCCGCAGAGCGGCGCCTTTCATTCAAGCTGAGCAACACCACGGCGGCCCGCACACCATCAGCCAGCTATGTGCTGCAGACCAATACCGCCTCTGCAACCATCTCCCGTGAATTGAGCAGCACGGAACTGCTGCTGGTGACATCAACGGGCGTGGGCGATGCACTCAGCGCTGGTGTTCTCAAAACGGCTGAAGTCACGCTCCGTCGCGGCGGTACGGCAGTCAACTACGCCAACTCCACCACCTACAAAGCGGGCAGTGTTGTTCTGTATGCGAACAAGCATTATATCAACAGCAAGGAACTGACAACTGCAAGCGCTGTCCCTGATCCCGCGCTTTGGCAGGAAACATACGTCCACATGGAATCGACGTATGCACCGGAAGACAATCTCAACAACGAAGCGCCGATCATCATATTTGATACCGATACCGATGGCGCTGCCGATACGACGACTTGCGGCATCAACTGGTCAACGGTTTGGACATCATCTGCTGCGATCTACAACCAGTACCGGGCTGGGACTGATTACCTAGGCGCTTTCCTGTTCCTGACTGCGCTTGGCTATACCGCCACTGATGCTCATGCCGCGCTGATTCCGCGACTGGAGGCATCCAGAAACCGCAATCCGGCTCTCACCACTGCGCCTTCCTCAACCCTAGCCCTGAGCAACGTCACCCCCACGGGTGGCGCTGCCGTCTCCGCGACGAACTGGCCGGTTGAGTTCCGCCGCCCCTCGACCCTTTGGATGGGTGCTCACCGCTGGTTCGGTTCCGGCCTGGG